GTTACTGAATGGTGACAGGCTGTTGCCATATCAATAGTTATTGTTGACCCATCAGAAAGGGCTGTAATATTAGCTGCTGCTCCTCCTGTAAGACTTACACCACCACTAGCTGTTTCAAAAGTCTTTGTATTATCGTGATATAACTCAACAGCACCATCAGATATAGCTTTGATCATAGTTTCACTACCATGTCTTATCTGTACAGCATCAGCAGAATTATTTAAAATATTTAAATTTCCAGTTGTGTTTGTGATTGCAAAGTCTGCACCACTATGCGTAAATGTAGTATCTGCACCAGTACCAAAGGTAGCTTTTGCATCATCAGCAAACTCAAGAGCATTATCTGACTTATCAAAAACTACGTTTGCCGCTGCACCTGTCAAAGTTACATCTTCTTGAAATATATTTGTTGAGGTGAAAGTATTAGCTGCCGATAATCCAGCATGACCAAAGTTTGTCGCACTTACATCACCTAAAGTAACAAAAGCATTATTAGCAGAATTTCTAATTTTTAAGGTATTACCATCAATATGTGGAACATAAGCTGCAACACCGATTGAGGGGTCGCCAGAGCCTTGATTTAATGTACTTAAAGCTGCAATTATTTGATTTAATTTTGTACGAACTACAAGACCAGTACCATTATCAACGGTAAAACCTGATCCTCCTGTATTATCGACTCTTGACATTTAATTTTCAGTAATTTCTTTTATTGTATCTGAATTATCCACCTTTACCAAAACCTATTGCAGTAAAGTTAAAGTTTCGATCTACAGAACTTCCAGAACTATTTTTAAAGTGAACTGTAAAACCACTTCCAGTAATACTTGAAAGCTCAAAGAAGTCACCAGAGGCCATATTAAATGCTGTAATTCCTATCGCTGGTGGATTTGAATTTGCACCTAATAAAGCACTCGTACCAGTAAAAAATGGACTGTTAAATGTTATCGCTTTTGCTCCAGCCCCAGATGCAATAGTTGTTGTGCTTTGTTCTGTTCTTCTTTGAAATTCTGCAAAATATCCAAGTTGACTAACTCTTATATCTTGGTTTGTATCTTTAGTTGTTAACACACATTTAAATTTAAATGCTCTGCCTTTAAAAGTACCATTTGCAAACTTTTGAAAACCTGAGTAAGAACTGGCATCTTGAGAAGTTTGAACAAAAACTTCTGCATTTGTATCTACAGAGCCAGTGCCATCAAAATCTTGTCTTGCATCTAAATCTGTTATTGAATCAAATAAATCTGTTGAATATACAGATGCAGTTTGTATTATTTTTCTTAGATCAAGAC